ATTCTTGATCAAGATTAAACGTAGCCGTATAGTTATATTCTGCGTCATCCTGTTGTTCTAATCCAACACCAACCTTTTTAGGAACTTGCTTGCCCTGTTTGTCCTCCAATGTATATTCATCTTTTCCTCTTGCAGTACAAATAATATGTATTTGAGATTGAATAAGCTTGTCAACAAACTTTTGATGTCTTGGCTTTACGGTTTTCCATGCGGTATAAGTATTTCCGGGTATTGCATCATGAATTTCTATACATCCCCCCGCACCCTTCCACTCATGAGTAATTGAATCAATAATTAGAATCTTGTAACCAGCCTCAACTGCCTCATCAATTGCCTTATTATATGCTTCTGGTGTATAAGGAGGATATAACTCCATATCATCAAAATCAAATTCGTCTGCATAATATTTAAGACGGCCAGCCTCAGTATCAATTGCAGCAATTCTACTGTTTACTTTTTTTGCCAGTCCAGTTGCCAACCTAAGTGCTGTATAAGTTTTACCGCTTCCACTCGGGCCACCAAGTAAAATCTTAACACAAATTTTTTCTCGATTTGCTTTTTGAAAAGCCATTAAATATTTTTACCTCCGTTTTTAATAATAAAAATAAATTCAAATTGAATAATTTAAATTTGAAAACCATATTTAATTGTTTTCTTTGAAATTTAAATATGAAAGTCCCTTGTATAATTCTAGTATACCATACTCATGTTTAAATTGTCAAGTGTTTTAAACATGATTTTAATAATTATTTTTTCAATAAAATGCTTCTTTTAATATAATCTATATATGGTGTGTTTTCTTAGTTTTTATACACTATATATAGTATACTCACCCATTATTTTTGCATGTTTCTGGAAAATAATCAATACTTCCTGAAATATCTTGTTCAAATATAGCTTCTAATACAGGTTCATATGTTTTTTCAAAAATATCCGGTTTGCAGGGATAAATTTCATTCTGGATTCCCTTAATGATATAATCTCCTTGAGAAGCAATCATTTTTCCTTCTTTCGTAGGAATTATAAATATATCACCATGTTGTTCAATTTCGTTCCTATAAACCGAACCTACGAACCATACTGGATAATCATCCCATTTACTTCTATCTGAACTTGGCTGTATAGCCTCAACTACAACCGGTTTCTTTCTATATTCCATTTCCTCCTCCAATTTTATTCTTTGTTATTTACGGTAGTAGTACCCCTAAACAACAAACCACAAAGGCAGGATATCCCCCAACCTTCCCAAAAGTTTATCGTCTGTAGATTAAACAGCATCGGCATTAGCCAATTCCATAAAAGCATAACAAATACTCCACCTAACAGAGCAAATAAGGCAATAAGCATTAAACCTACCATGCCCATTCCGATTGACTTATAAATTTTATTCATTCTTTCTCCTATCTCTTTTAAAATTGTAATATAATTTGAGTTTCTGCCCACACTTTGGGCAAGTATAGTAAAATAAATATTTGTATCTTGCTATATCTGATAAATCAACTCCCGTATTATTACCCAAATTGCTACATTGGCAGAAGGGACAAATTTCCTCTGTGATTGCTGTTACTTCTTTCACTTATCCACCCTGAAACTTTTAACAGTAGGAAAACGAAGTGAATTGTCCTTAGTTCGTTCTTGAAATTTAACTTCAATGATATTACCTAAATACTTTTCTTTGTTCTCCCAAATCTCATTACGATCCGCATCAGTCCACCCCGAACCAACGCCAACGGCCACACCATTTACATCTACAATAACCTTAC